TTTCACTATGCAAGGAGATTCCTACAAGCAAGCAACCGACGTGATGGCACGGGTCGGCGACGAGCCCAATGTACCGGCATTGACCGAGGAGCTGCGGCGCTCGGCCACCGACTACGGCGTCTTCGCCCGGGTCGAGAATGCCGAGAACGTGCGCTACTGCCGCTGGCCTGGGCAGACCGACGACGGCAAGAAGAACAACGATGCCAACCGCAACAAGCCGGCCTTCCCCTGGGACGGGGCCTCCGACACGCGCATCCCGCTGGCCGACGAGGTGATCAACGGCCTCGTCGACCTCTGTTCCACCTCTTTCTGGCGCTCGATGCTCCGCGTCAGCCCCACCAACATCAGCCAGCTCGACCAGGCGGTCACCGCGCACAACCTGATGGACTGGACGGTCAACTCCCGGATGTACAACGACCTTACCCGCGAGGTCGAATTGCTCTCGCAGTACCTTTGGACCTACGGCTGGGCCGGCGTCCATGTCACCTGGCAGCAGGAGATGGGGCAGAAGGAGCAGTATCTGACGATGGACCAGATCATGGCCTTGGCAGCCCAGTCGCCCGAGGGCTCCATCCTGGCCGACCTGCCCAATCTCATCGCCAACCCCGAGGCCGACGACCAATCCGCAGAGCTCCTGCTCGCTGCCTTCCCTAACCTGCGCAAGCGCCGAGCCCTCAAGGCCATCCGCGACCTTCGCACCGAGGGCGAGTGCGACTTCCCAATCCCCACCATGGTCAGCAATAAGCCCATGGTCGCTGCCCTGGCACCCTACGACGAGCTGGTCTTCCCGCCCGAGACCACCGACATCCAGTCCGCCCGGGTTGTCTTCCGCCGCTACTACATGACCGAGGCCCAGCTTCTGAACAAGGTGGAGACCGAGGACTGGGACGCCGAGTGGGCGCAGGAAGCCATCAACACGATGGGCCGTTTCTCCGATTACTCGGCCTATACCTACGCAGCCGTCGGCCTTGCTGAAAACTCCATCCTCGACCGCGAAAACCTGATCGAAGTGGTCTACGCCTACCAAAAGTCCATCGACTCCGACGGTATCCCTGGTGTGTTCTACACCGTCTTCAGCCCCCAGGTCGGCGACAAGTGGGGCTACTTCGACCTGTTGGACTACACGCACGGCCAGTATCCATTCGTTATCTGGCGCTCCGAGCTCATCCACCGCCAGATCACCGAGAGCCGCGGCGTGCCCGAGGTCTGTTCCACCTGGCAGCACGAGGTCAAGGCCCAGCGCGACTCCATCTTCGACTACACGTCCCTCGCCACGCTCCCGCCCATCGAGGTTCCCAAAACCCGCGGCGGCAACCTGAAGATCGGCCCCGCCATCCAGATCCCCGTCCTTCGCCGCGGCGAGATCGGATTCCTGGCACCGCCCGCCCGCGAGCCCGGTGTGGCCTTCCAACTGATCGCGGCCATCGAGGCCCAGACCGACCGCTACTTCGGCCGCCCGACCGAGAAGGTCCCCCCGGTCATCACCCAGATGCGCCAGCAGCGCCTGATCAACAACTGGCTGCACGGCTGGACCGAGGCCTTCCGCCAGGTCCTATCCCTCACGCTCCAATACGTCGGCCCCGCCGAGATCCAGCGCATCACAGCCTCTGCCACCCCGCTGCCTCCCGACATTCAGGACTTCGACGTGATGCTCAAATTCGACATCCGCGAGCTGTCCACCGACCTCGTGACCGAGAAGCTCAAGGCCATCAGCACCCTCGTTCTGCCCCTCGACACCGCCGGCGTCATCGACCGCGCCAAGCTCATCAGTGTCGCCCTCCGGGCCATCGACCCCAACCTCGCCAGCGAGCTGGTCATGCAGCAGGGCCCGGCCGCGCAGAAGATGTTCAACGAGACCAACGACGAGATCGCGCTCATGTCGCTCGGCAATCCTCCCCAGCTCCGGGAGAACGACCCCACCGCGCCCATGCGCCTGCAATTCAGCCAACAGGTCCTGCAATCCAACCCGAAATATCAGGCCCAGCTCCAGCAGGACCCGCTCTTTCAGGCCAACCTGCAAAAATACATTGAGAACCTGCAGTTCAGCGTCCAACAGCAGCAGAACGCCATCACCGGCCGCCTTGGAGTCCAATGAAACTGACCGACGAACAACTCTCGGAGGCCCTCTCCGTGTCCGAGGAGCACCCGGTGCTCAAGGCCCTGGGCCAGCTCATCGACGACACGCTGCGGGACGAGGTGCTCAACGCCCTCCTCCCATCACTTTCCGCGGAGGACCGTGCCTACAACTCAGGCCGGGCAGCCGCAATCAAGGATCTCATCGCACAAATCAGTGCGTTAAGAAATGGGAGGGGATTGACTTCCGGTCAATTCTAGGCTCTCACTCAAACAACGGCTTCTTGGTTGGCCTTAAACAACCCTGGCGCAGCATACCCGGCTTGCAGGGTCTAAAAGCATGGACATCCCGACGAATACACAGGAAGCGAAACCTGCCCAAAACACGGCACAGCCCCCAATCAACCCGATGCAGTTCGACGAATCGGCGTTGGCGAAGCTACTGAAGACACGATTCAGCGGGGAGGAAGAGAAGGCATCAGCCGTCGAGCGACCGGAGCCGGAAGCCACTTCCGTGGACGATCAGGCCGAGGATGCGGAGCCGACCGCAGAACAAACGGACGCCCAGGCCGAGTCGCCTGAGCAGGAGGTTCTTTCCGAGACCGAAGAGAACAGCGACGAGGAATCGCTGGGTTACCGCAAACGCATCGACAAGCTCACGCGCCAGAAGAAAGAGGCGCTGGAGAAGGCCGAGGCGCTTGAGCGGGAGCTCAACGACGCCAAGACCAAGCTGGAGCAGACCAACGACAGGCCGACCGCGGTGCAGTCCGCTGCAGACCCGTTTGCCGATGTCTGGGAAGTGTCGAAGCTCAACGATGAGTGGAGCAAGGCCCGGAATCTGAAACGGTGGTGCGAGGACAACATCGACGGCTGCGAAGTAGAGGGCAAGGAGTACAGCGCGGAGGACGTGAAGCAGATCAAGCGGCGCGTAGAAGACGCCATCGACCTGCACATACCGACCCGCGCCCGTTTCCTGCAGAACTACCAGCAGATCAAGCCCATCGCCGAGACGCTCTACCCATGGTGGAAAGACCGTTCAGCTACCGAGTACACCGAGGCGCAGGCCGTCCTGCGGCAACTGCCGCAGATTGCCTCACTGCCGGAGTACCAGGTGCTGGTCGGTGACTTCATTGCCGGGCGCAAGCTGCGCCTGGAGAAGGAGTCCGCCAAGGGCAAGCCATCTGCCACCCGCCCACTGGCCAAGGCACCCAGTCAGCCCGGTCGACCGACCGCAATCCCTGCAAAGAAGGATGCGGCCAAAGTCGGCCTGGACAACGCCAAGTCGCAGTTCCGAAAGTCCGGGACGACCACCGAATTAGCCCAAGTACTCAAAAGGATGCTCTAAACCATGCCCCTACTCCAAGAAAATCAGGCCGGCACTGTGCCATTGGCCTCTACCTCTGCCGTCCGCGAGGATCTGGCGGACTACATCGCCATCGTCGACGCTAAGTCGACCCCGTTCGTATCCATGGCCCCCAAGGGCAAGGACATCGGGAATATGCAGTTCAGTTGGCAGGTCGACAATTACGGTGACCCTCAGTTGCAGGGTGTTGTCGACGGTGCTGACGTGACTGTCTCCAGCGCGGCCAACCCGGTGACCAACCGGACGCGCTTGAGCAACTACGGTCAGGTTTTCCGCCGCGACCTGCGTATCGGCTTTATCGCCGAGACCCAGAACGTCGCCGGTGTTACGGATGAGCTTGCAAACGGCATTGCCAAGACCCTCGTTTTGATTAAACGGGATATGGAAGCGACGTTCATGTGTACTAATCAGGACGCAAAAACTGAGGTCAGTTCTGGCGACCCATACATGACCGGATCGCTTGGCAATTGGCTGAACGCTGACAATTCCGCGAACATTGGTGCGGTCGCCTCCGGTTCTCCGTACAAGCCTGCCTCTGGCGCTATCGACACTACGGCTGCCGCCTCATTCACCGAGGCGACCGCCCAGAACGTGCTGACTGCCATTTACGGCAAGACCGGCACCTTCCGCGACTACGACTGTATCTTGGGCACCACGCTCAAGCGTGCGTTCACCAACCTGACTGCCTCGGGCACGACCCAGGTTGTCAACGCCAACGCCATCGCTGCCACCTCGGTGCGCACGTTCAACCAGGATCTGTCGAGCGACACGTTCAAGTCGTCCATTGATCTGTTCGAAGGCGACTTCGGCCGCCTGATTTTGCACCCGACGACCTTCATCGGCGGCAAGAATGGCGCTGCCCTGTCCGCTCAGGCCACCAAGGGCTACGTCATCCCCATGGACATGGTCGAGGTCCGCTACGCCAAGCTGCCGCAGGTCAAGGATCTGCCTGACGCCGGCGGCGGCCCTGCCCGCCTCGTCGAGGCCATTGCCGGTCTCGTGGTGAAGAATCCGAGCGGGTTTGGCTTCTTCAACGGAGCCTAGTCAGTCTACAACGGGGGAGGTCCATCCCGGGCCTCCCCCTCTTTCCTTTTCTCATGGCCCACAATTCCGCATCCTCCGTCATCGCCAACGCTCTCGACGACATGCCCGGCGAACTGCGCCGCGCCGTCATCAAGGAGTTCCAATCCGGCATCCAGAAGGACTGGGTCAAGGCCGGCATTGATCAGAAGCGCATCGCTCAGGACTCGCAGCGCGAGGTCCGCGCCATCGACGGCATCGGTCGCCTGCGGATGCGGATCGACCCCACTCTCTACCATGCCTGGGGCACCAAGTATGGGTACGACTGCTGGAAGGATTCCCAATTTTTGAAAGAGGTTGAGCGGGATAACCCCGAGGTGCGAGTGCGCTGCGGGGCTACACGCTTGCAGGTTGGATGGAGCGGTGGCACAAAACGCAGTAGTCAGAAGTTCACCCTATGAATGTCGGATCAAACCGCCAACTGGCCGGCGAATTCGGTGGCCGGTACATCGACGCCTCCGCGGGCACTGTGACCGGCAACTACATGGAGATCCATGCCGTCGCCACGTCCATCCTCGGTGCCGTCACTTCCAACATCACCAACTTCCCCTCCGGCGTGACGATTCAGGCCGGCGACTCGATCTCGGGCGTCTTCACCTCGGTGGCTGTATCCTCCGGGGCGATCATCGCCTACAACCGCAAGTGGGTCTAAAATGCGTCTCGGACTAGGCCTAGGACTCGGCGTGCAGCAAGCCCTTGGTGGGGCTGGCGGCGGCGCTGACCTGCCTATCATCCGGCGCGACCTGCTCCAGGAGGACGACTTCTTTGTCTTCCTTGAGGATGGCGACAAGATCGTCATCACCTTCGGCACCTTCGACTCTTTAGACTTGGAGAACGGGGACTTCCTGCTCCAAGAGGACACAGGCAAACTCATCATCCAAGCAAACTAACTTATGGCAGACACGAAAATCACGGCCTTGGCGGCCATCACTACGGTTGATCCGGCAGCGGACGTGCTGCCGATTGTGGACATCTCGGATACGTCCATGGCTGCATCGGGCACCACGAAGAAGATCACCAGCAACCAGATCCTGGGAGCCGGCGGCACCGCCACCCTCGCCTCCGCCACCATCACCGGCGATCTGACGGTGGATACCAGCACCCTGAAGGTTGATTCGACGAACAATCGGGTGGGTATTCTTACCGCCACCCCTGAGTCTGAACTCGATGTTCGCGGTTTGATCGCTGTTCGCGGGACTCCGACGTTTCCGACTACCGGTGTTGGACCTGAGATTTTTTGGAGTCCCGGTAATAGCAATAGTAATCTTTATTCATACAATCGAGGCACATCTGCTTGGGCGGCGATGGCATATGGCGCATCGTCCCACACTTTCCAGTTGAGCGGATCGGACGCCATGACCCTGAACTCCACGGGGCTGGGCGTGGGGGTTACGCCGAGTGCGTGGGCTACAAATCGTCGCGCTCTTCAAATCGGAGGTCTTGCCAGTGGTGCGCTTGCTCTCAATGGAACTGGTGGTTCTGGCGAGATTTTCTTCAATTCGTTTTTTAACGCTTCTAGCCAAAACATCTGTGTTGTTACAGGCGGAACTGGAAAGTACGACTTCAATGTTTCAACCACCGGATGCCACGCTTGGAGCGTTGGAAGTGGAACTGCTGGAAATGCGTTTGGTTTTGTTCAAGCGATGACTTTAGACGGACTTGGAAACCTCCTTATTGGTCTTACCGCTGCCGGAACCACCGCTGCCAAGACCATCCAGATTGCCAACGGCACTGCTCCTACCGCCAACGTGACTGGTGGCCAACTCTACGTCGAAGCCGGTGCGCTGAAGTACCGTGGAAGCTCTGGCACCGTCACCACGCTCGCTAACGCCTAACAAATACCAATATGACCATCCTCTGGATCATCGAACGCCTTCTCGTTAAGCCGACCGAAGGCAGTCTCACGGACGTTGTGATTACCGCCGATTGGCGATGCAACGGCACTCAGGATCAATACAGCGGCACCTGCTACGGCAGCGCGTCGTTCGCTCCGCCCAGCGAATCGTTCACGCCGTATCCCGACCTGACGCAGGATCAAGTCCTCGGCTGGTGCTACGCCAATGGCGTCGATAAGACCGCCATCGAAGCGAACGTCACCGCGCAGATCGAGAACCAGATCAACCCGCCGGTCA